TTGCCGCTGGTGGCGAAGCGGATGCAATGGCTCGCCTTCGTGAAGCAGAGCTTGGCACAATGACCGATCAGGCTGGAATGACCCGTGGACTCATGGAGTCACTTTCCCCAGAACAAGCGGCACAGGTCAAAAACATGCAGGATTTAGCAAGCCAAGCAGCGGGTGCTGAAGGGGCTTATGCTGGGCGCATGGGGGAGGCACTTGGGGTGTACGGAATCCGTCCGCAGACCTTCAACCCCACCATCCAAGCCGCAGAGCAAGATGCCGCAATGGCAAACCAAATGGCGCAAGAAGCCTATGCTCGTCGCGGCACGCTCTCTGCACAGGAGCAACGCTTGGCACAACAGACAGCACGGGAGGCCGCACAATCGGCTGGAAGGCTAGGTGGCAATGCCGCAATTGCCGCAGAGATCCAAAACCGTGAGTCAGCATTAGCTGGACGCAGGGCGCAAGCCGCACAGGCAGGTCAACAAGCGTTTGAGCAGCGTCAGAATCTCGCAAATCTTCGCCTTCAAGAGCAACAAGGTTTGTTTGGTCAACGCCTTGCTGGCGCACAAGCTACGGCAGAAATGCAACAGGCTGGGCTTGGACAATTGCAGGACATCGAGCGTATGCGTGCTGGACTTCGATCTACAGCAGGTGACGAGGCAAGTAGAGCATACAGTGCTGCTGGTGGGTTTTATACCACTCCGGGACTAGATCTATTGCGCCAAACACCACAGTCCTACACCGCTGGAACAAATATGGCAAACATTGGGCTTAACCTTGGTCAGACTATGACACCAAGCCTTGACCCCAACTTAGGTCTTAACCTTGCCCTTACTAAATCGGGTCAAATGGACGCAAGAAGTTTGGCTCAGTACCAAATGGATATGCAGGCAAAGGCTGCGAGGGACAAAATGATTGGCGACATGATCGGAACTGGTGCATCCATATTTATGGCATCAGACCGCAGGCTTAAGACCGACATCCAGAGAGTTGGAACCACTAATGGAGGACTTCCAATCTACACCTACAAGTACAAGGGTGAAAGTGTTACACAAATGGGTGTTATGGCACAGGATGTTGAGAAGGTTAACCCAGAAGCAGTGCGTGAGTTTGGTGGTTACAAGGCAGTAAATTACGCACTAGTTAAATAATATCATGGCAATCACATTTGGACAGGTACGACCCGAATTGTATCAAACTCCAGACTATTCTGGAGCGGCAGCGGCAGGAGGAGCGGCACAAGCAGCACCATATCAGATGGTCTCCGATCTGGCTGGGCAGGTTAAGGACTACTTCAAGCAGCAGGGGGAGAAGAAAAAGGCATTAAAAGCCGCTTCTACCCAAATTCAAGCAGCATTGACATTAATGCCAGAGTTGTCACCCGTTCTATCTGGAATCTCCGACAACATTAAAGACGAAAATATCTCGCTTGATGACAGGTTTGCAGAAGCATCTATTGTTGGTGATCTCATTAAGAATAGCATTAGTGCGATGCAGTCACAGCAAATGATGAACCTTCGCCAGCAGAAGTTTGCGGCATCGCAAGCCAAATCATCTGGTGGTGGTGCTTCTGGTGGTGGTGGGGCGCCAGCTCCAAGCAGCGGTGGAAATGATTACTTTGGTTTCTAAATAACAAAACAATGCCAATTTCTGAAATGTTACCACAAGGGTCAGCGGCCTACGCTGATGCCGTTAAAATGGATCGCATACTTCAACAAGCCCGTGAGGCGCAAATGAATGTTGATGCAGATGCGATTGAAGCTGCGGCCATACAGGCCATTAATGCCGCTAAAAATTCACCGATTGGGTCGAAGGAAAGAAAGAATGCTGCTTCTATTTTTACTAAGCTAAACTCAAAGGCTAACAGTCTTGTAGGAGACATTCAGAAAAACAGGGAACGGCTAAAAGAAGAACAATCAAATGCCGCTCGTATTCAAGGCGCATCAGCATTGTTTGAGTCAAAGGTCAATGAGGCCCAAAAAAGCGGAAGACAAACAGATCCAAATCTCATAACTGCTGCTAGAAATCTTATTGGAGCTGGTCAGATTGATCAAGCAACTAAGATTGAAGAAGCGTTGTTTGCAGAGGAACCAGTAAATGAAGAACAAAGGCTAAAAGTCGAAGAGGCAAAGTCAAAACAGCAAACGGAAAGTAAGCAATCAATGGAAGTAGCCGAAAAAGCCGCAGAGGGGATTAGACTTACAAATGACTTGTCAAACTCGCCAGGATTTTCTGGAGTTTTTGGTGTTGGTTTAGGAACTAGGTTTTTGCCAGGTACTGATGCAAGGGACGCAGACGCAACCAGAAAAAGATTAGTTGCCTTAGCTTCAACGGATGCAATTAAAGCATTCCAAGGTTATGGTGCAATGTCTAACATTGAATTCAAAACCGCTCAAGAAGCGGCAACTTCATTGGCTGATACTGGAATTTCAGAAGAAAAAGCAGCAAGCGAAATAAATAAACTTAGGTCATACTTTGGGAAAGCCATAAGAAACGCCGAGGAATTTGGGAAAATCCCTAAAGGTGCGTCTGAGTCGTTAATTTCGCAAGCTATGCAGAATCTAAAAGTCGACAAAGACAAAAATAAAGAAGAACCTAAAACAGCGGCGCAAAGGCTTAAAGAAAAAACTCAAGGTCGATAATTAAATGGCAAATCCAGAAGAAGAGAAGGCAGATCCAGAAATCAGCAAGCTCGAAAGGGATGCTATTTTTGAGTACCTTGACCAAGAGAAGGCAAACCTAGAGGCTCAGAAGCAATCTTACGAGTCGGTTAGTGATGTTGTAACTCAGCCAGACCCTAACGACATTCGTTTTACTAGCCCTGCGTTTGCAGGGTTTCACACTCCGCAAGAATACCAAATTCCAGAGTTCACCACCGAAGAGGGAATGAAGGCCCGTGGACTTTTGGATCAAGATGGGAATGCAACACAACTTGGCGAGGACTACATTCTTTTAGAGGATCGCGGACTGGTTAAAGATGGATCATTGACTACCAAAGGCGAGGCCTTTATCACAAGTCGTGATGAAATTGTAGATTCATCCACATGGTATGATAACGGGATGAGGGATGAAGACCTTGATGAAAAGAAAGCGGAAATGCTTGCAATCAGGGATGCTAACAAACTTGACGAAGAACCATCAAAACCGTTTTTGGAGACATTCAAAGAACTTGGTGAGGGTGCTGTTGGATTGGTTAAAGGAGCCTATGACATTGCGGGAAATCTACCACCATTAGCTTTAATTAGTGCGGCTGTTGGCCAAGGTGAGTCAATAGATGAAAAAATAGCAGAAACTGCTGAGTTTGCTGATAAGTTTATAGAGAACTCGACTGTCGGCTCTGCTAAACTTGGAAGGTTCTTGGGGCGTGGCGGTGTTGCTATTTCCGAGGCTACTGGACTAATGTCGCCTGAAGAGGCCGACAAATACAACAGAAAACGGAATCTTGGGTTGGCTTATATTGAAGACGCTCAGAAAAAATTAAATTCCGTTGAGGTTGCTAGTTTCGTTAAAGCTGGTGAAGTCGTTACTGATGCACTAGATGCAAACCGAAACCAATACATTGCAGATTTTGGTGCAGAAGAAGGAGAAAAGAAATTTCAAGAAAACTTGAGTGGGCCAGGTTTAGTCGCTGGAACTATCGCAGACCCAGCTGGTATTGCTGTGGGTCTAGCTACGGCTGGACTTGGGGCTGGTGTTAATATCATCAGAACCGCCCGCAAAGCAAACCAAGCAAAAAGAGGCATTGAAATTATCAATCACGGAAGAGAATTGAACGCAGCAAGGGCAACTGTGTTTGCCAATGCCGCCAAACTATCCGATGAGACTGCGACTGTATCTGGTCAACTTGACGATGCTCTTCGCATTGGAGCTACGGAAAAAACAACGGAACTTGCTAAAAGGCTGGATGATTTAACGACTCAATCGCAAGCAGTTCAAACCCGACTTGGCATTATTGACGATGGTATTCAGAATGTAAGCAAAACCGCCAACCAACTTGAGATTGGTTTAGATACAGCTAAAACTGCGGGTGATGCTGTTCGAGCCGTAGCATCTGGCACGACCAGAGGTTTATCAAATGGTGCTGAAAAACTTGGGAATGGGGTTGCTGCTGTTAATGGATTTCTAAAGAAAGTCGAAAGAAGCGTTCTCAGGTACAGAATACCGTCCCTAATCGCTACTGGACTCGCCATTCCATTTCACCAAGCTATTGGTGTGTATATGGGGGCTAGGGTTGGGCTTATAGCCGCAGTACCAACACTGCGCAGAATGTCTAAATTCGGCAATGCGGTTAGCGAAGAGCTTTTGGAAAGAAGTAGCTCAACACCGTTCTTCCGCCGCTTGTCCGCAAACGAAAGTGTTGGCGGTATTGGTCGCGCTGTGGCGACTCTTGGTGACTACTCTACTCCTCTTGTACGTGGTTTTGCTAGTATGGCTAAAGGCACGGCTCAAGCTGCTCCAGCAACATTTGCCTACAATGCGATTAACTCACAAGGCATTGACGAAAACACGCTTAAATACGCTGCCCGTGATGCTTTGGTATTTGGTGGTCTTGGTCGAGTTATTGGTGGCAAGAAGGACATGGAGCAGGTCAACATTGACCAGATGACCAACTATCGGAACAAGCTAGATGCTGACCAAATAGCTATGTTTGATGGGCTAAAGGATCGTGATTTTAGGTATGCGCTTTCCAACATTGATGCGGCATACCCTGGGTTGTTCAAGTGGGAAATCAACACCACTGGCAATAATAAGTTTGACCCAGTTAGCAACAAAGCCGTTGTAAACATTAACGACAAGGTTGGCTTCTTAAAGGAAGTAGCCATGCACGAAGCTGGACATATGATTCAGCATGTGTGGCAAAAGGATAGCGCAATCGTAGCTCGGATGTTGGGAGATGACACACAGCCAGGGCTTGTCCGCAATCCAGACGGAACGCTAGATCCAGAGTTCAAGGCGTGGGCGGAAGAATACAACAACCTTCGTGAGCAGAATGATATGACTCCAGCCGCTTTGGATGAGCTTGCTGTTGAGTATTATACCGATCAAGGTGTACAGACACTGCTAGAGGATACACTTAAAGGAAACCTTTACAAGGAGTCACGCAAAACACCACTTCGTCGTGCTGTTGAAGGTAGTTTTAGAACATTGTTTAATGCTACGCCTATTGTCAAAAACCTGCACTTTAAGATGGGTGGTGCTACTGATGCTGGTGGACGCATGGTGATGGGTACAGGATTGCTTGCTGACGGGTTTAGGGAGCTGCCAGAAGTAAAGGCGATGGTGCGTCAAATGTACCGCGAGACCGCTGGCAAGCCAAAAGCAGCGAGAGTCCAGAAGGTTGTCGATGTTAAATCCGATAACCCTAAGCACTATCAAGCGACAAGCGTTTTAGATCAAGTTAATAAGCAAATCGTAGAGCGTGGCGAGAAGCTGCCAAACGGTGTCCTTATTCCAGACAAGAACGGCAACGGAGAAGGGATTCTTACTGATGACCACCTAAAGGCACTAGAGGAAGCTGGAGTTATTGATGATGGAGAGTTTGGTAAGGCTTTACTACTCCAATCTGAAATTGAAGCTTCAGTAAATCATGGTACACTTCTTGTTAACAAACCAATCAAGCAAGGTCGTTCAGAGCAATTTGGAGGACTTACTGAGAACTATGTGGTTCCTACAAAATGGGTATTGAAGAAAGGCCGCTTGTATCTTGAGGCAATGGACTTGCGCCAACTTGAGAAGAATGTTGACCGCGCAGTTAAAAACAAGATAGCTAAGGAACTAAACCTTACTCGCAAAAAAATCTACGAAGATATTGAGAAGTCCGTTGAAATCCAAAACAAGGGTGAATCGACTGATGCTTACTATCAAAGCGTAGATCCTAAAAACTGGCAGAGACGGAAGAACTTTATTAACTCTGTTCAAGGCCAACAAACAACTCGTCAACTTGGAATCAACCCAATGATGCAGAAGGTGTCGCCAGACCTTGTAACTGGAATTTACCGCACATTTGCGTTTGACCGACTTCAAAGCGCAATCAAGACTTCAGGCGATGTTGTTATCCCATACGGCCCTACATCGTACTACAGCCTTCGTGACAACTTGATGCCTCAGTCGCCAAGGTTCAATCGGGATGGTGAGTTAATTTATGAAAACAAAGAGCAAAAAACAGGTAGGATACCTTCTAAGCAAGGTGTCGCCATTGACCAGCAAGCAGCAGTCCAAACTCAAGAAGGAACTGCACAGCGGCAAGGTCAAGGTCAAGAAGGGCAAGTAAGGTTGATGCCGCAAGGCAAGTTGGATTCCGACTACATGAAGGCAGTCGAGTCTGGTAATGTCGAGGTGCAGCAGCGTTTGGTAGATGAGGCGGCAAAGAATGCTGGGTATAAAACCGAAGGCTGGCACGGCACTGTTGATGAATTCAACACGTTTGACATGCGCCGTGGCCGAGTAATGTTTTACACGAACCAAAAACTTGCGGAAGCTACCGCATCAGGGAGAGCGCTGGTGGATGGGGACAAATCCAAAGCTAAAACAATTCGAGCCTTCTTAAAGCTCGAAAATCCGTTTCGGGGAAGTCGATTTACTAAAAAATCTGATATTGGAAGCTCTGATTCTGTGATTACGGACAACGATGTAATCGTGGTTTTTGATCCATCGCAAATCAAATCCGCAGCGCCCGTCACCTACGACAATTTTGGCAATGTAATCCCGTTGAGTAAGCGGTTTGATATGGGCAGCGGGGATATTCGTTACATGCCACAAGGCAAACCCAAGGCAACAAGACTTGCATCTGAGTTGGCTAAAAGGTCAAAAGTGCCATTGTCAAAAGTACAAGGTTCTGGCGCGGGTGGGTCAATCACGCCCAATGACATCCGGGCTTACATTAGCGAGCAGGAAGGTAAGTTTAAACCATTGGCGTTCCAGAAAGAGCCACCTATGGCAGTCGATCCAACAATCTCAGACCTAGTCGGAAGCGAGGTTGAATTCCAAGGTCGCGTTGGGACTATTGTGGATGATGGTGGGAGGCCAGTCCTGCAAGATGCTGATGGTGTTGTTTACGAGCTTCCGTTTGGTTACTTTACTGATCAGAGTTCAAGGCAACTTGGAGTAAGTCCTACCGGCAAACGAGTTATTGACAAGAACAACTTAATCAAAGAGTTTGAAGAAACCTCAAGGCAAGAACTTCGTGACATCTTTGGCTACATTGACGATACAACCGACAAGATCGTTGAGCTTGCAGAACTTGGTAATTCCGTTAAAAGATCCAAAAACCGCAAGTCGGAAATTGTTCGTGAGACTCCAGAATTTCAACAGTATGTTCGTGGCGTAACCGATCAACAGATACTACAAGCATGGGACAGAACAGAAAAAGCCTTGAATCGGGCAAAACAATCGAAAAACATAAATAATGAAGACATCAAAGCCATTATCGACAAGCTCGAAGGAGACATCAGAAACATCGAGAAGCTCGCGGAAGCCATTGATGTTCTCAAACAGCAACGCATTTCTCGTCCGTCTACTGGCCAAGAAGCAACGACAGCAGTATCAGGCACAAGCCAAGCCGATTTGATGTCCCAAATGGAGGCCGAGGCTAGGGCAGCTGGAGCGAAACGCAGAGTGTCAAGCATTGGTGCGCCAAGTCGCAGATTGGCAACACCGAGCATTTCCGAGTCTTATCGCAGGACTGGTAAAGAATATCGCAACCCAGCTCTTGCCAGAAGCATTTCTCTTGCTATAAGTGGGCAGTCGCAAGAACGCGACCGAAACAAATGAGCGACGAAGACCTATCAGCGATTGATAGTAAAGAGGCGATGAAAGAGTTCTTCCTTGAGGTCAAGGAAAGGGCTAAGCAATTTCCTCGGAATACTATCGAGAACTACAACCCGAATGTGGCGGCACAGATCCTCTGGATGCTGGCGCAGGGTGGGCGTATCAATGCTATTGCCAAGAAGTGCAAGGTGACGCATGAGACTGTTCGTGCGCTGGAGTGGAGGCATAACGACACGCTGGAGTCAAAGCGTAAGGAGTTCTCTAAGCGATACGCCATTGCTGCGGCTGAGTACACCGACCTGTTGTTTGAGAAGGCAGAGCAGTTGAGCCGTGATCCAGACCAGCTTAAGGCTATCTCCCCAGACCGATTGGCGTTGACTATTGGCATTATGACCGATAAGGCTGGACAGCTCTCTGGCATGGCTAGTACCATTGTAGAGCATCGCAAGGGGCCGTCTATTGATGATGCGGCTAAGATGATTGCGGAAGCCAAGTCTAGGATTGCCAATAAAGTCAAAGTCCAAGCGGTAGAAGTCGAAATCCTAGAATGATAGCAGAACCAGA